CAAGTATGGTGCTTTATTGCTGCGTTAGTTGTTACTTTATGGCTTAAATTTATCTTAGGAGCTTTTTAATGTTTCCATTAGGCGCAATACTTGACATTGGCAGTAAATTAATTGATAAATTCTTTCCTGACCCAGAACAAAAAGCCAAAGCACAATTAGAATTGTTGCAGATGCAGCAAAATGGTGAATTAGCGCAAATCAACGCTGATATTGCAGAACAACAAGAATTAACCAAGCGCCAACAAGCAGATATGGCTAGTGATAGCTGGTTATCTAAAAACATTCGCCCATTGACTTTAATATTTATTTTAGTGTTTTATGTGGTATTTGCCATGATGAGTGCTGGTGGCATTGACACAAATCAAAAATATGTAGAATTGCTAGGCCAATGGGGAATGTTAATTATGTCGTTTTATTTTGGCGGCAGAACCCTTGAAAAAATAATTGATATGAAGAATAAAGATGGCAAGTAATTTCAAAGAATGTTTAGAGTTAGTATTGAAGTCTGAAGGTGGCTGGGTAAATCACCCATCTGACCCAGGTGGGGAAACGAATTTAGGGGTCACTAAGGCTGTTTGGGAAGAGTATGTAGGTCATCCTGTAAAGACCATGAAAGACCTCACCAAAGACGATGTAGCCCCTATGTACGAGTTAAAATATTGGAGACCTTGCTACTGTGAAGTATTACCTAGAGGACTCGATTTTGTTGTCTTTTCAATGGGAGTTAACGCTGGGCCAGGAAGAAGCGTTAAATTGCTTCAGCAGTCTATTGGCTGCGTACCTGATGGAGTTATCGGCCCAAGGACAAGAGAACTCATTTCATCCAGCAATGGCGCAAATCTTATCGCAAAATTCTCTGAAACTAGACGGGAATACTACCGTTCATTAAAGACTTTCCCTATTTTTGGTAAGGGCTGGCTTGCTAGAGTTGACCGAGAAGAAACCGAAGCCCTTGATATGATTAAGAACGCTTAACGCACACGCATTACTTTAGCTTTTTTAAGCACTAATTCGTATTCTTTTCTAGCCTGGTCATCAAGTTTGCGTAATGGTAACTCTTGGTAATGTTTCCATTTAGCTAAGTATTCTGGTAACTCAGACGGTGGAATCCAACCAGCCAACTTCCAACGCACAGTAATGTCTGTGCCTACGGGCGTGTATATGTATTCGTTATTCATCTTTTCTCCATCCAAATTAAGAAAATAATCCCAAAAACACCTACCCATACTAGCATGCCTGTTAAAGCCATAAGGCTAATAAATACAGTCATTTTTTACCTTTTTTAGTTGTTTTTTTCTGTTGCTCAATATATTGGCGCAAGATACTAATAACACCAGCTTCTACCAACATTCCAAGGCCTTCTTTATCAAAATGTACTAATGCGTCTGCTGACCCATCTTCATTTTCTTTAACAATTTCAATCTTTATGTCCATTTGTTTTTTCCTTTTCAAACAAATCTACAATCCCCATTTGCTCTTTAGCTCTAATTGACTTCATATAAGTTTTAAGGGCTTTGTCATCTTCTTTAAAAATTTTGTTAAATAACCCATGTGTTGGGCACCTAGCCGTATGCTCATAAAAAATACCATGCAGCACATAACCGCTAAATGCTCTGCAAGCCAACTCAAACTCTTTACAGTCATTTTGTTGGTTGCAGTTGTCACATGGTGACTTTTCTGCAAAAATATTGTGCAAATTTAAAGTCATTAATATTTTGACAGCTTGCTAAACATTACTCTACCTTGTTGATTTTTATAGGCAAAAGTAGTAAATGCTTCTGGTGACTCATTGTGTAAGTCAAACAAAACATCGTCAATTCTTTTAGATGTAGCTTCAACAAGCTCGTCTGACATTTTTTCACGCAAATCACCATATATACCGCTTGACGCTGCTTTTAAGCGACTTTGTTGCTCTAAATTTAATTTGATATTCATACATTTTCCTCTACGAGTTTTTGAAATTTGTCCCAATCTAGCGCAATAATCATTTCTAATACGCTAATGTCTGTGTCAGCAATACGCACATTTTCAATCTCTACATCACCTGTGTAGCCAATGTCATCTTCTGGCTCAATCATGTAAAAATCTACATCTAATAATGTGTCGCCTAGTGTGACTGAAGTTGTTTGTAAGTCCATGTTAATCCCCTTAAAAGTAGCCCCCTAAGGGGCTTATTAATTAAATATCGCAACCTTTTGCTAACTGGTTACATTCAAAAAAACTGCCTGTAAATACAACCCAATAACCTTTTTCTGCTTTGTTGCCCTCACAAACAATAATGTCGTTGTGTGCGTTGCGTTGTGCTGTAAACATTTAAATCTCCTTGAAAAGCCCCCTTAGGGGCTATTAATTAATAAACAGTTAAAGCTACTTTTTTTGCACAAGTTAAACCAAATGGCTTATAACCCTGACTATCTTGCTCTGGAACAACGCCCTTTAAATAAAACTTGTTTGTTACAAAACTTTGCTCAAGAAATACATTTTTGTTGCTTTTTAATTTTTTGTAGCAGCAATGGCAAAAATCTTCAGAGTCAATTTCAAATTTAGGCTGTGCGTCTAATTGTGTTTTGGTTACAGTCATTTTGTTTCCCCTTGTTAAGCAGCGAAATTGCTGCGTTAGAAGTAATTTAACTCAGTATTTGGGGCAAAAACTTGACCTAGGTCAAGAAAATGAAAAATAGTTTTATTATTTTTTGCTTGTTGCAGAAAAGCAACGGGCTGTATTTGGCAGTTGCTACCAATGGGCGAGAAAGCCGCAAAATTACCCAATTACTGCATCCTACATTGGCGGCTTAACACCCTAGAATGAGGTGGGGGCTGGTCTGCACGGACAGACATGGTAGAAGAAAGGGGAAATCTCCTCAGCCCCCAAAGTTTAGTTTAAACCAGTTTTTAATTTGAAGACGCTTAACAAGTGTAGAAACATCTCGTAAGCGTTTCTTACATCTTGCTCACTATGCTCACAAATTGACACTTCACCTGTAGTGCCATTAATATATACATTGGCACAGCGTGCGGTAGGGGCTAGGACCTCTCTGTAGGCTGCAAGCTGCATGATATGCTCATCGTATGGCTTAATGTCACCAGGCGTCTTTTCAGTCGTTTTAAAGTCAATAACTACACCGCTAAAATCATGCGTTGATTTGCAGTATAAGTCGCATTTGCCGCCATAGCCCTCTTGATTAACTAATGACTGCTCTGCAATCCATAGCTGAGCGCCAAAATGCGCTGTAATAGCGTCATCTACTATGCGTACATAAGCAGGCATGTCAGGCAAATACTCTTGACTGTAAAAAGACTCTAAGAAGTCATGTATAAGACTACCTCTATCAGCAGCTTCTCTTGATTTAGCTTTTGCTAAATATAAAATTCTATCAACATATTCTTTTTCAGACTCTTGTAATCCTCTAGGATTGTCTGCTGCTGCGAGTAGTGCTTGGCTCTGCTTCCATGTATCAAGACCTGGCTTTGAAAGTTGTCCAATAATTGTTGTAACGCTTGGCACAAGTGTGCCGGGTGCTGCTTTGGCATCCCTGAGTGTGGTGCTTCTTTCTTTGCCGTTTTTACCAATGGTTGTATAGCGTGCTTGCCCGGTTTGGGCGCAATACCAATGTTCTGACATATGTTTCCCCTTATGTACATTTTATTGTGTAATTAAATACACATTTTTAAAATTGCTCGTCTATCTTCATCACTAAGACAACACTCAGCACAACGCTCAATAACGCAATTAATAACATCATTTAAGTCTTTAGGCTCAAAAGCAATTAATTGTCTTTCTTCATCAACATTAAATTGCTCCATAATCAAATTACTTTTTTCTGCTAGTAAGCTACTAATTGCGTTATTCATGCTAACTCCTAGAATGGTACATCATCTTGAAATGTATTCTTAGGCAACTCATTGCTGCCTGCTTCAGTAAAGCCTTTAGGTAGCTTTTCTTTGCCTATTGAAACGCTGAAAAACTTGCCTTTAGCGCCCTCTTTAACCCACGCTGAAAGCCAATGCTCTTTGCCGTTAACCATAATTGTGCCCGAATAATCAGGATGAGTTTCAGTTGTTTTGCGGTCATTTTTGAATAATGAGCCACTACCTTCTTTTGGAACATAAGCCATTTCATACCCCTTAAATTTCGATTGATTTAACTACTGGTTTATTTACTGGTTTGCCTGTTGGATTGCTTGCAGCATTGCCATCATCGTCTGCTTGCACTACACCTACTACTGCTGCTAATGCGTACCTACGCATATAAGTTATTGCAGAGCCTGCGCCTTGTGCGTCTGCTTTAGTAACAGGCACAGACATTTCTTGGCTAAGCCATTCGCCTGACTTGTGACTAATAATTGTAGTCAGCGACATAGACTTGTCTAAGTCTGAATACATGCCAGGAAACTGCATAATTGCTATGCCATGCGCTGAAAGCAAGTCACGACATGCGCCCCATACTGACTCTAAGTCAGCGTACTTAGACTTAAAGAATGGGTTAGCAGAGTCTTTAACTGCATGTGACATTTTGCCCTGTACATAAGACAAAGCTACCGTTAGATTTGCAATGCTCTCTGATTGATTAATCATTTTTCGCCCCTAATTGATGGAAAAGAAGCAAGAGGATTACCAAAAATTTTGCCAAAGTCATTGATAACATCACGAAGCAATGGATTTACTTGGCTATTGCGTGGCTTGCCACAGGCTTGACGAATACAGTCAACTTGCTCTTGTGTAAGCTCGCCACCATATTCCATGTCATCAAGTGCTGACTCTAAAAATTCTTCATGCTCAAGCATTAGTTGGTTTAATTCACCCATAAAATTCCCCTTAAATGGCATAGCAAAATTGCTATACAAGAATATTAACACAAGTAAATTAAAAAAGTTAAAGTTATGCAAATAAACAACATATAGGTTAAACTCTGTGAATGGACACAAAATTAAAACTCACAGACACAGCAATTATCGACTTACTTGGCGGTACTGCAAAAGTCGCTAAAATGTGCAAAGTTGACCCAGCAGCAGTTTCTAATTGGCGAATAAGAAGTATACCCGCTGACAAATATATGCTGCTTGGTGCAAGAATAGAAGAAGCAAGCCACGGACTTGTAACTCGTATGGATTTGTTTCCTAAAAATTACTTTTTAATATGGCCTGAGTTGTTGCCAAAAAACAACGCATTTGGCGAGCAAGACGAAAATTAAATTATTTTTCAAAAACTTGACTTAGGTCAAGAAAATTTGTTGCAAGATGGGTGAAACTACATACATCAAAACGCAGCAAAAAGGGGAAACAAATGAAATACAAAGGCTTTGAAATTATTGAAACGGCAAAAGGCTTTGCAATTATTGACAGCAAATTTAATCAACAAATTGCTTGCAGAAGTGTACAGGCTTGCAAAATTCGCATTTCAAAATTAATTGACACACGCATTAAATTTAACATTTAAGGGGAATTAAATGAGAACAAACGACCAGCTTCTAGCAGATTTAAAAGCAAGTAAAGAATTAGGCTTGCCATTTGAATTGACTTTTGAAGAAAGGGCTAGGGCATTTGGTGATGCAGACTGGCCTAATCGTGATACAACAGCTAGAATTAAAGAAATGTGTTTACGATACAAAGCGGGCTTGGCTTTATCTAAAAGCGACATTAAAGAAGTTAAAAAATATTTAAAGGGGAATTAAAAATGAAAGACTTTTTAGGAGCATGTTTATTGGGTGCGGTATTAGGCGCTATGTTTGCCTATGGCATACCCGCAAATGCACAACAAGTGCAGCTAACAAACGCTGCTGGTTATAATGTTGGTAGCGTACAAATCAATGGTAACACAGCGCAATTTGTTAATGCTGCTGGTGTAACTACACAAATAGCTACGCTATATCCAGGACAAGTTATTATACAAACCCCTAATGGGGTAACGACAACTGTAGTAGGCAATACTGCTTACACAGTACCGCCAAGCCCAAAGACACCTATGACACCTAAAGTTATGCAATGAGTTTTACCATCTACACGCATGATGGCATGAAGCAAATTCAATGGTTTTTCAATATGGATGAGCTTATTAAATCAATGTTGAATAACCCTAAAAATCATTACCACAGAAATTCTAATTAACATGAATTTTTACCCATTTCATATTGGTGACTACATAAGTCATACAAGTCATTTAAGCGATGCAGAAGATTTAGCATATAGACGCTTGATTGACCTTTACTATCAAACTGAAGTGCCATTTCCTCATGACTTGCATATGCTTGCAAGAAAAATTAAGTCAACTACAGAAATTGTTGATACATTGCTTAATGAGTTTTTTGAGTTTGCAGATAATTCATGGCACAACACAAGAGCAGACAGAGAAATTTCTAAGTACCATGCCATGCAAGATGGGGGTCGCAAAGGCGCAGCTATAAGATGGGCAAAGGGTAGCGATAGCCCCCCTAATGCTAAGCCAATGCCAACCAAGAACCAAGAACCATTAACCAAGAACCATATAAAGACTACTACGCCCGAGGGCGTGTCTGATGATTTATGGAATGATTTTTTGGTTTATAGAAAGCGTCTTAAAGCACCCATTACAGACAGAATTACAAAGCGCCTTGTAAGTGAAGCAGAGAAAGCAAAAATGCCACTTACTGATGTTTTAGAGTTAATCATGTTTAAAGGCTGGCGCTCTTTTGAAGCCTCATGGGCGCAGCAAGCAGAGCAAAAAGCAAAAGAATTGCCATTAGGTACAAACGAGCAAATTATGCACGCTTACGAGCATGAATGCGGTAAAGACCCAAAGCAAGCAAGATTTAACAGCTATTACGACATGAAGCAGTTTATTATTACGCAGCGAGAAAAGGGGATTAATCGTGTTTAAGCAGCCAACATTAGACATATTTGACAGTAACGAAGAAGCACTTATTGAGTCTGCATACACTAAAAAAGTGTCTGTGCCTGTTTATGTGCCTCAATACCAAAAACCAAGCGTGTATGAGTTATTTGACCATATGAGGTCTATGCAAATGATTAAACGCATAAACGAGTCAAGCGTGTCAGCAGAGGATAAAAAGTTTCTCATTTATGCTGCACAGCGTCATATTGTGTTTAACTTTTCAAAGATTGCAGACTACTACGCACATTCAAGCGCTGAGATGCAAGACTTAATGGAGCAGTCAGCATTAGTCATTGTTGACTTTGACAAAGCTATTGAAAACGGGTTTGCAGCGTTGAATAACGATTTGTCTAATGCTTATTTGGATGAGCAAAATGGATGATTTCTGCGTATTCATTCTCACCCATGCTCGCCCTGACAGAGTATTTACTTACAAAACTCTGCGTGAAAAAGGCTATACAGGCAAAATTTACTTAGTTTTGGATGATGAAGATAAGACGCACAGCGAGTATGTCAAGTCTTATGCTAATGAAGTTTTAACATTTTCTAAAAACGAGGTGGCCAAGACTTTTGATGTAGGGGACAACTTTACAGACAAGCGTGCTGTTGTTTACGCTAGGAACGCTGTTTTTGACTTAGCCAAAGGTATTGGCTGCAAATACTTCATGGTGCTAGACGATGACTACACAGACTTTCGTTGGTCATTCACAAATGAGCGCAAATATGTGACCAACAAATATGTTACTAACTTAGACAAAGTGTTTGCAATTATGCTGAAGTTTTACAAGTCAACACCATTTACTTCAATTTGCATGGCACAAGGTGGTGATTTCATTGGTGGCGCAGGCAGCGGTCTAAGCAAAACATTCTTAGATGGTCAAATTTCTCGTAAAGTAATGAATAGCTTTTTATGCTCAACTGACAGGCCATTTCAGTTTGTAGGCAGAATTAACGAAGATGTTAATGCTTATTGCAGCTTTGGCTTTAGAGGTCATTTATTTATGACTGTTGCGCAATTACGACTAGAGCAGAAACAAACACAGTCAAATGCAGGTGGTTTGACAGATATTTATTTAAACTATGGGACTTATGTCAAGAGTTTTTATACTGTCCTGTATAACCCGTCTAGCGTTAAAATAAGACAAATGGGCCAAAGCAACAAGCGCTTGCACCATAGCATTAATTGGGACACAACTGTGCCCAAGATTATTTCAGAAAAGTTTAAGAAGAATGGAAATACACAAGCATCAATGCAAGGTGAGGCAATTACTTAAATACAGAAAAGAATGGGGTGTAGAAAAGTTTAGAGCGTTTTTAATTAAACATAATTTTGACAAACAAACTATTGCAGATTTTGTAGAGCAATGGGAACAAGGTAACAGGGGAGAAGCAAACAAATGGATATTGAAAAATACATTGTCGCAGCAACAGGGCTTGGATATTTAGTGGTAGGTTTAGCTCAATACTTCAAAGGCTCGCCATCTAACGCATTTATATGGTTAGGTTACGCAGCAGCGCAAATTGGCTTATGGATGAATTTAAAATGACCAAAGACTATGACCCTAATGATGCGATTGACTTCATATTCAAGAAAGCGCCAGAATATGCAAAGGCGAAAGGTAACCTCGCTCAATTCGAGGCCTTTAAACACAGCCTTAAAGCTATTGAAATGGCTAAGTCAGAGGCAACAGCGATTAACGCAAAAGAAATGGATGCGTATAAGTCGCAGGCTTATCAAGAGCTATGTGAAGCCATTGGATTGGCGACAGAAGAAACAGAAGCATTACGCTGGCAATTAGAAGCAGCCAAGATGCGATTCGAGGCGTGGCGCACAGAACAAGCAAATAACAGAAACATTGAAAGACTAACAAAATGACAGATTATTCAGAAAATTATCTTAAAATTCAAAGACTTCTAAAAAATTACCATGACGCCACACTTAAATGTAACTACGAAGCTGCTACTAAATTAGCGCATGATTTAGCTGATGAAACAATTAGACTTGAAATTGCAACAATTAGAGAATTGAAAGACCAATGGCTGAAAAGTTAATGCGTAATGCGACCCCGACTCACATTGATTATGGTGAGTTTGTGGGTTTGTTGCCAACTTCACCTGGTTTTACGCCTAGCAATGTAGATGGTATTGCTGAAAGAAAAGGTAAGTTTTTAATAATGGAATGGAAACGGCCAAACGAAAAGTCAAGCAGAGGTCAACAGTACATGCTGCAAGCATTAGCAGCTAAACCTGATTTTATTGTTGTCATTATTCGTGGTGATACAGACAATGGCATTAACATTCAAAACTATTACTTAGTGCAGCCACAAGGCGGGTGTATATTAATTGGTAATGGTTGGGAGTCTTTTAAAGCATATTACAAACAATGGTACGAATGGGCTGATGGCAACTAAAGATGAAAAAAAGCATTTTGATAAGATTGCAAGACTCGGATGTATTCTCTGCGCCGAATTCTATGGGATTGAAGGCAGCCCGGCAGAACTCCATCATGTTAGAAGGTATGGAGCTAAACGGGCTACATCCCCAATCTTGCCTTTATGCCCTGAGCATCATAGGGGAAACGATGGACTTCACGGGTTGGGTGTCAAAGGTTTTGAAAGAAAATACGAAATATCCTGTGAGAGGTTATTGGAGCGAGTCAGCGAAAAACTTGGAGAGGGAATTAGCTAATGACTACATTTACTACGGAAGACAGAGTTAAAGCTCAAGAGGGTCAAAACCCAATTCAGACGAGATACGGTGCGCTCTATTACGAAACTCCTTATCGTGATGAGTCCACTTGCTCGATTTGTGACGGCTCATGTGGATACATTCATGGCACAAAACACGAATTACCGTGTCAAGATGACCACAGCGAGCAGCAGAAATAGTGATTGTATGCTCATATTTTTCTCCATCATCGTATAAATAGGTGCCCATTGCGTGCGGGTCGCTGTCAACAATAAAGCAAATTTGCTCTGGCAATGGCATATTCCACCTGTCAAATGGCTTCATGCAATAAATTGCAGAATACAGATTACGAAGAATAGGCTCAGTTAACTTCATACTGCATGAATTTTACCACGAAATTCAACCTCATCTTCACCCCATACTCTAATCATTTCAGGCTGTAACAATCTTTTGCGCTCAAACGATAACATTACAAAACCACTATTCCAGTCTTTAGGTGTGTCCTCTGTATAGCTAAATTGTTGCCCGTTAGGGTCAGCAAGCGTGCCTGTTTGCACACCCCACCTTGTGCCGTTGTAATCGTTAAATGGAATGGCAGATAAAACATGAGTATGGCCAGTAATCATATTGACCCCTGAGTTGACTGCGTTGTTACGACCACCAGTCCAGCCACCTTTCCAACGATGCTTAATGCAAGTATCTTCATTAACCCAAAATGACCAGCATGGCTGCCACATAGGAAAGTAATCACGCAGCGATGTGCCAAATACACCTTCAAAAGTAGGCAGATTAGCAATAATTGACATTTCCAGTCGTTGGTCATGGTTGCCCATAGGCCAAAATAATTTAGCGCCTCTTGCTACAGACTCAATTTCACCTAAATAATATTGACAAGCGTCTAATTCTTCTTTGACAGTAGGCACTTTATTCCAATCCTGTCTAGGAAAGCGGCTTAAATTAGCACCATCAAGCGCATCCCCATTGCAGATAATTGCAGTAGGCCTATACTCTTTAATCATCTCTAAGAGCGCTTTAAACGCTGTAGTGGTTTCATCAGGCCAAAAGTGAGCGTCACTAAACACGATGACTCGCCCTTTTTCTATGTCCATGCCTCTGCGTACATGACCTGGTGTTTGTTGAATTTTTTTAGCGTAAGCTGGATTTTGGCTTGCAAAAGTAGGTAGCTCAATTTTTAAGCGACTTTCTATTGACCTGCGCCTTGCCATTACATTTCTGACTGCTATGCCGTGTACTTTACTAAATTCTGCGGGACTGCCAATTTTATTCCAAGACTCTATCCATTCTTCATCCGTCAAGTGGTAGCCAGACATTAAAATTCCCCTATAATCAATAAGTTACTGAATACTAACTGAAAAATATGACATTTGCGAAAAAAGTAGATAAAAACCAAAATAATGTTGTTAAGGCGCTACGAGATTATGGCGCTGATGTACATTTATTACACATGGTAGGCAAAGGCATACCAGACTGTTTGGTTGCTTACGAAGGACACACTATTTTAATGGAAATTAAAGATGGTGCAGACAAAAAATTTACGCCTGACCAGATTAAGTTTATAGCTGGTTGGAAAGGTGGGCTTTTGTACAGAGTAAATAATGAGCAAGAAGCTATAGAAGTGTTAAAATCGTTAAAAATGGAGTAATTTATGAATGATAATGTCGCAATGTTTGCTGCTACTTTGTTGCATAGCGCAACAAATACCCACTTTTTTCATTGGTCTACCGATTCTTTCAGTAAGCATATGGCTTTGGGCGAATATTATGATGGCATAGTAGAACTCACAGACGCTTATGTAGAAGCCTATATGGGCGCATACGACAAGATTACGACTTTCCCAAGCGTATATCACCAGCCAAAAGACCCAATTAAATACTTACAGAGCTTGCAAAAGTTTGTAAAAGAAGCACGCCAAGACTTGCCACAAGATGAGCAGTTATGCAATTTAGTAGATGCTATTGCTGATTTAATCGACTCAACTACTTACAAACTACGCTTTTTAAAATAATGCCTACACCACAAGACCTGGCTAAAGCATTAAAAGCCTTTGACCCATTAAGCGCTGATTATGATTATCAGACTGCAATGGCTAATGGAATGGGCCCAACAGGTACAGGACAAAATTTAGGTCATTGGGGTAGTGTAGCCCCTGCACCACAACAATATGTAAACCAATACCAGTTACCTGCTGACAGTTACATGATGTTAAAAGGTGTGCAGCATCCTACTTGGGATAAAGCAGTTACAGGCGAAATGCAGCATAAAACACCAAATGCACCAAAAGGATATGAAATTGTCCAATATGGTGATAGATTTTTTTCAGTACCAAAAAAGTAAGGATTAGATATGCCATTAGATAAATCAGGTAGCGCCCAAAGCGTAGGTAAAAACATTAAAGCTGAAGTAAAAGCGGGCAAACCTAAGAAGCAAGCATTGGCTATTGCTTTGAATGTTGAGCGTGATAATGCTAAAGGCAAGCGTAAAGCTAAATTAGAAGAATCCTACGCTAAATATATAGCTGAGAATGAGTAATGAGTCGCAGAGACCAAATTCGTGCAGCAGTAGAAAAGCACGATAAGCCTATTCCAAAGACCACTACAGGTAAAAGTAAAAACTATTTGCCAACTGAACAGGGTGCAGGAATGACAGCTAAAGGTCGAGCAGCATACAATGCAAAGAATGGTAGTAACTTACAAGCACCTCAATCCAGTGGTCCTAGACACGATAGTTTTTGTGCTAGGTCTAAGAGCTGGAATGGGGAACGAGGCAAAGCAGCACGAGCAAGATGGAAATGTTAATGAAACCAGGACTATATGCCAACATTCACGCCAAACAAAAACGCATTGCAGCTGGCTCTGGCGAGAAAATGCGTAAACCTGGCTCAAAAGGTGCGCCAAGTGCAGCAGACTTTAAAGACGCTGCTAAAACAAGAAAAGAAGTCATTGCTGACAAGATGAAGGATATGTAATGAAACACATGACTAGATACTACAAGCCTGAAGATGCTATGCTGCGTCCGCACAAAGAAACAACGCTTGAGAAACAGCAAAAGAAGCGTCAAGAGCATAATCCCCCATTAGAGCTGGACGATAGCAACATTCTGAATAGAAAAGCTAACCAACGCATGAAGCGTAAGCAAGCATTAATGGATGCAATGAACAAAAACCATGACCCTGACATTGTAGGATAATTGCTGTAGAATAAACCCCTTATAAATCAATTACTTGAGATTATATGGACAAAAAACTGTCGAAATCTGTTGAAGATAACCTAAATAGAGCAGGTAGAAAGCCAGGAGTGCCTAATAAAAGCACTACCGCAGCTAGGGAAGCGATTGCCAAGTTTGTTGATGGCAATGCACACAAAATGCAAGAGTGGCTCCAAAGCGTTGCTGATGGCATACAAAACGATGAAGGTAAATACATAGTCGCACCTAATCCTGAGAAAGCATTTGGTATGCTTCAAACAGTAATGGAATACCATGTGCCTAAACTTGCTCGTACTGAAGTAGTAGGAGATGAGAAAGCACCACAAAGAATGGTTGTGTCTTGGAAGAAGTAATAGATGTAGAGTTAGACTACAAGCCTAGAGATGTATTCCTAGACTTTCACGAAAGAAGTCAACGATGGGCAGTAATAGTGGCTCATCGTAGGTGCGGTAAGACAGTAAGCTGCATTAATGAGCTGGTTTACAAAGCACTTATTGAAAACAAAGAAGATGGAAGATATGCGTATGTTGCCCCTTATTACAGCCAAGCTAAAAACATTGCTTGGGATTACTTATTACGCTTCTCTAGGCCAGTTATGGCAAAAGCTAACCAGTCTGAGCTTTGGGTCGAACTAATTAATGGTGCGAGGATTCGATTGTTTGGTGCTGACAATGCTGATTCCCTCCGTGGTCTTTACCTTGATGGTATCGTTCTTGATGAATATGCTGATATGCG